CGAACCGACCATCTTTTTGGCCTTGTCTTCCTCTTGCTGCTTCGCGGTTTCCTTGATCGACTTGGTTTGCTCAGCGATTTCCTTTCGCAGCTCGGCAATCCGGTTATCGAAGCCAGAAAGCTTCTCGACATTCGCATCAGCTCGCTGCTGCTTGGTAGCGTCCGCGCGTTGCTGAATGTCCTGGTTCATTTGGTCGGCGACTTTCAACCGGCCCTGATTCGCTCGCGTGAGATCCCCAGATCGCTTGTTGTTCGCATCATCCAGAGACTTCTGGCGATCGGCAGCACGCTTATTAGCCTCAGCGTCCATCTGCTTGGCAGCCTTCTCGTAGTCGACGGATCTGTCGAACATCGAGTACAGGTAAAGCAGCTTTTTCGCAATGAAATTAACCGTCTGATCCCAGGTTCCGTATAGCCAGGTGAACACCGTCGCAAACCCGTTTTGAATGCCAGTCGGGATGCCTGCAAAGACGTTGATCAAATTGGCAACAAAAGACACCGCACCCTTGGACATGTCGGCAGAGGATTGCGTCCATGCGTTCATAATGCCAGTGGTCATGTTGAGCCAACCCGCGTAGAGATCTCGCGTGGCGACTCGGAAAATCAATTCGACACCACTCATCGCCACTTTGGCTGCAGCAGACCACTGACCGCTCGTCAGAGCCGTCTTGATCGCGTCAAAGACCGGTAGAGCGATGTCCTTGAGCTCTGTGAACTTCGCCCCAAGATAGCCAACCAGCTCACCACCGACGCCAGAAAAATACAACGCTGCTACGGCAGCTGCGGTGAGTCCAGCGACAACCAGGCCCACTGGAGAAACAATCATGCCGATTGCTCCAGCGATCACGCCAAAGACCGTTCCGACGACAGATCCGATCGTGGCGATCGCCGTCATTCCTGCGGCAACGATTCCAGCAGCTCCACCAAGTGCAATCAATCCCGCAACCAAGCCAGCCCCTACGGCAGTCCATTGGGCAATGGTGACGATCAGTTCTCGATTGTTGCTGATCCAGTCAGAGACCCAGGAAATCGTCTCGATGATCTTTTCGCCGAGACTGATCAGTGTCGGAGCAAGGGCGGCACCGATTCGGTTTTGCAGCGAGCCGATCACCGCCCAAAGCTGATCGAACACATCCCCGAGTCGACCGGCTGCGGCAGCGTCTTCGCCACTCATGGTCTGTCCAAGTCGGTTGGCGTCGTCCATCAATCGCCGGATCCCTTCGCCGCCTTCGGACAGCAGCGGAACCATGTCCGCACCTGACTTGCCGAAGTATTCCATGGCAGCAGCCGATTTGAGGGCAGGATCCTCGATCTTCGAGAGCTTGTCCGCGATCGCAATAAACTGCTGGTCAGGAGTCATCTTTTGGAGATCGGCGACACTCAAGCCGATGGCAGCAAATTTCTCGACAGCATCAGGCACACCAGCAGCAGCGTCAGCGATGCTTAGTTGCATCTTGCGAACACCCTTTTCGACTGCACCGATGTCCGTTCCGCTCATCTTGGCTGCGTAACCAAGAGCCGAGACGGACTCGGCAGCCATTCCCGTACGTTGGGCCATGTCGTCAACTGCCGACCCAGCGTCAGCAAACCCTTTGGCCATTGCGACCAGGCCGGTTACCGCGATCGATCCAGCGATCATGCTTGGCAAGCTGACGACCGATTTGGAGAACGAAGACAGAGCACCCTGGGCCGAGGCGAAGCCTTTGCCGATCCCGGTTCCCATGGTCGTGGCGACTGCTTTCAGCCGACCCATGGCCGCTTGGACTTGTGCCATGCCTTTATCGAACGCTCCCTGTTTAGTGGCGATCTCGACGTAGGCTTGACCTGCTTTGATTACTGCCGACATGTTGGATTCCTATTTGACGCTGGTAATCGAATTGCGGAACAGCTCAGGGAAATTGGGTGCTTCAGCCTCGAGCGCTGGACGCATAAATGGACGCTTCGGATACCTCGCCGTGCGACGGCGAGATTCGAAGCGATAGCCAGGCCGCTCGTCGTATCTTCGTCTTCCGTCGACGCGCCGCCAATTCACGGACGCACTGTCGCCTTCGATCGGAGCGTATCGATACTCGCGAATGATCGCTGTCTCACCACGCTCGTGAAGGCCAGGCACTGTGCTGGTCACTGACTCCACGGTGAAGTTGACTTGGTTGAGTTGCACTGGGCCGACGATTGTCGATTCGCTTGCTGGCTGGAAAGCGAACAGGATTGTCTTGAGACTTGGTTGCGACGACGAAGCGTGTGCCGATGGTGGGGATCCTGGGGCCGAGGCTCGTTTGCGTCGACGCAGCGAGGACCTGGCACGCTTGCGCACAAACGCACCCGCCTTGCTCAATGCTCTGCGTTTCGACCGCTTGAGTGCCGAGATCACCTTGGGGCGATCGAAGAACGATTCTCGCACCTGGAATGTCACATTCATGCGGTGAATTTCTCCACGGCCACGAGCGGTTCGTCGTAATAGACCCTGGTCAATTCAACGCCAGCAGCGTTGTGGACAGCGACGGAGTAGACGTACTCACCTGAGACGAGCTGGCCCGATGTGGCTCGCGGCATCTCGCAAGTGAGCGACCATTTGCCAGATCCGATGTCCGTGGCAAATCCGGCGACCGCGAATGTGTTGGTTCCGTTTTTCCCACCGAAGTGGACAGCAACCGCCCCAGCAGACATGCCAGGAATTGCCGAGATCGTCCAGACGAATGCGGTACCATGGGCCGCGAGGTAATCGTCACCGATGATGATTTGGTCGACGGTTCCCTTCGCGGTGACTGGGCCAGCATAGGAAACCTTTCCAGCCGTGATCGTGTTTGTCTTGTCCGCGATCGCTTTTTCGAGCGACAAGTACCGACCGTGCTCGACTGGGATGACTTGCACCCCAGAGGTCGAGGACTCTGGAAAGAAGTCTGCGGTGGTTCCGTTTGTCTCTGCTGCCGTCACATCGAAAAGGTAATAGCCGTCCTCAAGCTCAGTCGGATTGGTGTCCGTAAGCGCAGAGCGAGCCCCACCGTCGAGCGATACTCGGCAAGTGATGTTTGCGGAATCGCCAGTCACCGGCGCGTTGGTTGTCCGATTGAAGGCAAAGACTTTCAGTGTTCCGGCAGTGTTTTTGAACATGATTAGGTGATGGTCAAAAGGCCGTTGGCTTGATCGAAGTCCGTCGTGAACGTCTCACCAGCGTTGAGCGTGATCGATGATCCGTAGTCGTACCAACCGATCAGCGGTTTGGCTGGACTCGTTGGCGTGTCGTCGTAGACAGCCACGTATCGAAACGGCCCAACAGATCCACCGCTGGCAGTGATAACCAAATCGGCCACCGTGAGCTTGTAAACTCCGCCTGTCTGGGTGCTGCTGCTGGTCGTGATGTTTCGAGTGCTTGCGTTGGTATAGCTGATCTCGGTCAGATCGGCCAAAACCGCATTGGTTGCGACCGGAGCTGCATTGGTCAGAGCGATCTTCAGTTGATCCGACGCAAGGTTGATCTTGCCCTCGGCGACATTCTTGGTGAACGATTGAAACTTGTTGAAAGCGGCCATTATTACTGAGGTCCTCGCATCATGAACAGGTAGTAGTAGGGGGCGACTCCAGAAGCGGAGCTAGTTAGGTTTGCGTCGGAAACGACTAGGATGTACTGAGCACCATCGGCGGAGATCTTGCGATTTGCCAGCAGCGATGCGGCAAAGTTGTCGAGTTGGAGTTGCATCGAGCCTGCATTGAGCTTGAGCGATCGCAGCAGCTCGGCGTTGTTGCCAGCAAGGAAGCAGATCGCGTGGTCTGCCGTCAGCTTTCGATTAGCGATCAGTCCAGCGTCGGTGCCAGTCAGAGCGTACGCCGCAGCTCCGCCATCGAGCAGTCGAGCGCAGAGCGTTGCGGCATCGTTGCCGGTTGCGGTGTAAGTCGCTGGATCGGAGGACAGCAGGCGGCTTGCAAGTGTGTTGGCGGCATTACCGGAAAGCAGGTATTGAGCTTGATCGGCAGCAAGCGATCGAGACGCGAACAGGCCTGCCGATTGGCCGGACAGGGTGTAATTGCCAGTGTCGCACGCAAGTACCAACGCAGCCAGAAGTGCTGTGTAACTGCGTCTCAACGGTGGTTGCATTAACAATCCACCACCACGGCCTTGCTCGTATATTTTTTGCGATAGTTGGGGATCTATAAACTGGTTAGAAAAAAACACGTCATCAAAAAACCCACAAATCATTTCATTTACTTGGCGAAATATGACGCTGAACGAAAACGCAGCCCCTGTTGTCGTGTGGTTTGCCGAATGAATAATTTTCCCGTTTTTATAGATGGCCGCCTGCCTCGTATCCATTGCAAAAATGCAGTGTTGCCATTCTCCTAAATTAAAGGCCGTCCCACTTGTAGGTTTTAAAATATCCGCGCCGCTTCGCCTGATCCAAGGCAACCCCGTTGCACCCTGAAATATAAAAAACGTGTCCGTGCCGCTAGAGGAACGAAAAAACCCTGGATTACTCCCCTGGTAAAGAGTTGGTTTAAACCAAAAACTTGCCGATAGGGCACTGCTGGCTGGGATGCTAATTGCCCTGGTTGTTGAATTTTGTCCGTTAATCGTCTGTTCAAACGCTAATTTTTGTTCCTCGGTTTTCCACGCAGTGTTAAATTCCGCTACGACGCTTTGATTTATGTTATACCCATTTCCAGTTAGGTCGGGCAAAACTGGGCCTGTTGCACCTGTTAAACTAGCCGTCCAACGTGCTATAATTGTATGTCTAAACTCCTCCCATTCTCGCGTGTAGTAGGCAAACATTAGGTAATCGTGTCTCCCTCATGTGTCTCAGCCATGAGTTGGCACACGTACCCGATACCACTGAAATTGACGAATCGAAATTCGTACTGATCGCCACCCGGAATCCAAATCCGGCGAACATCCGATAGGTTTGTGAAGTTGTCGCCGCTGGCATTGGCGATTCGCCAGTTTCGTTCGACAGTCCAAGAAGTGCCTGAACCACCGCAGATGCGATTCCACTGAATGTCCGAAGTCGTTCCGCTAAAGACGCAAACAGTGTCTCCGATTGCTAGAGAACCGGCTGCTGCAACCGTGACTGTGTTCGCGTTGGTCGCGAGAGCAGCACTGATCGTGGTCGCCGATGCGGCAGTCGTTGGGGCTTGTCCGAGGACATCGAAAATAGTCGCAGGCACGACATCCGTGTTGTTGTCCGTGGGCCGACATGCAAAATAAGCAGCACGGCTTGGAGTGCCGGATTGGCGACCAATGAAAGCAGTGATCCAGGCCCCGCGTCGTTCGCGCAAATCGAGCAGGCTAGCAGCGACGACGATGTTCGAGGTCGCGACTCGCTGAGCCGAGATGATCGTGGTGAACGATGGCGTTGTTGGCTTAACGGTGCTTGACATTACAGGACACCTCCGAGCGACTCAACGTCTTGGCCTGTGATCGTGTCCGGTTGCTCACCGGCGACTAGCAGCGGTGCGGCTTGCTGAGGGGTGAGCCCCAGACCCACCGGTTGCGGTGCGGTCAATGCGGCTCGTACATTTGGATCGCCGAAATTCGGAAGGCTGCTTTCAGGGTTACCGGGCCCCATGAACGACACCATCACGCTAATGATCGGATTGGCCTTGGCCGCAGATTCCAAAGCAGCCAGCACTTGTGCTGCCATCGCTGTATCATGGCTATAGATTGCGATGATTCCCAGTTTGGAAATCTGCAATGGCTTCGGCACCTTGGGAGCGAGCTCGACGCATCGCACCGCGCAGTCGCCGTATCGGCCTTGCTGAAACAGTGCCGTCGCTTGCTCGTCGAGCTTGATCAGTTGTCGCAGCGATTGAGTGTCAATTTGCATCGGTTTTTGGAAGCGTCACAACAACCACCGGCAGCAGTCCCTTGAGTGCATGCAGGTCAGCGCGTGTGATGCTTGGTTTGGGTTGGTCTTTTCGGTAGGGATTGAAATCGATTGCTCGATAGGGTTGAGCTCGTTTCGGGCGGAACAAGTTGGCGAACTGTGCGATGATCTCAGATGTCTGATCCCATTGAGCCAGGTTGAACTCGTTGGCCATCCAGGTCAGCTCACGCAGGGAAAACGGCCCTGGATCTACTCCGACTCGGGCCGCGAGTCTGAGGATGACGGGCCAGTATCCGAACTTGTATTCATCGCTTTCGAAATGATCGCTTCGAGCTTCTTCATCTCCTCGGCGATCGCTGTATCCAGCAGCCCCTCGTTGATCGCTTCCTTGATCCGTTGAGCCCTCGCCTCCTGCAGTTTCTGGCCCGCGCCGAGCATCTGGCGAGCCAGGGCCCGGCGATTGGACTCCGGGAGAAATTCGACCAGTGCCTCCTCGAATGCCGTTAAAGCATGGCCCAACGAGTCGCTCATGAGAGCTTTGCCAAACGCAGCTGCGTCGACCGAAAGTCTTTCGGCGACGGGCCGCACGAGCTCATAGATAACATCGATCGTCAGACAGATGTCGTTTTTCAGTTTCTCGATCGAGTCCTCAGAGGCCAGCACAGTGGCAAGATCGATACCGCAAGCGGCCCGCACGCGGCGGACAGCGTCTACATCAATGCGAATTTCCCAGCTACGGGCTTCGCAATCCTTGAACATTGGCATGGTCGAGTTGCCTTTTCAGGGTTGCTATTGAACGAAACGAATCGCTCGAATGGTGCTTCGAACGATGGTGAATTGAGTGCAGTTGTAGTCGTCGGCCCTGATGCGTTTCCCGGGATCCAGGTAGACCCAGGAACCGACAACGATGTGGTTTTTGTCCTGCGAAATCACGCGTCCATAGACGGTGAATTCGAGCGGACCATGCGACGATTCCCCATGGTCGAGGAAATCAATCGCGATCTCATCCCCTTTGCGGACTCGTGGAATTGGCATCGCCGACCCCGCTGTGGAAGTGTGTTACGAAATCACCGACGCACTAAGCGGACGGTGCAATGATCAACCACGCTGGATCGACCAGCACGGCAGGAGTACCAACCTTGATTCGGCTCAAGCTGACGGCAACGTCAATTTTGGTGTGCCCTTCCAGCGGTTGGTCGATTGGGAATTCCATGATCTCACCAGGGAAAGTCAACCCTTGCGATCCAGAGGGGCCAGGTGAGGCAATCAGGTCGTCCAAGATTGCCCAATGCCAAATGGTTCGATTAATGAACGCTTGACGCATCGCGGTAAATACTGTGTCGTCGGGATCGCCGTTGTACAACAGCGAGAAATTCAGCCCGATGTCGACGGCACCAGAGATCGCAGCCTTGTAGAGACTAGCTCGCGAGACCACGTCGATCTTTGTCTTGTTGAGCGTCACGTTGAGATCTTGCACCTCTGTCACGAGCGTGGGAGAGGTGACGCTGAAAGTTGCCGCGACAGCGGTCTGGTAATAGAGCTTACACTCAATCCCGGCGCGTGGTCCTTTGTTTGCCATGGCGTGTCCTTATCTGGTTTTGTAAATGACGGTGATCACGCTGCGGAACGCACCGTGTTGCTCAAGTGCCTGCACGTCGTACAGGCTGACTTCGGACCTCGACCACACTCCGCCGTCGATCGTGGCCGTGGCCAGCGCTTCGTCGAGCTCGTGAGTCAGGTCCAACAGTTGTGCGAATCGCTCGGAGTCTTTGGCCGCTGTCTGGATGACGGCGATCTGGACTCCGAACTCAAACTCCCGCGTAGAGCGGGAAATCTTGGTCGATGTGTTTTGCCTCGGTGCGACGACGATCCGTAGATCTTTCAGGTCTGCGACTTCGAACCGTGGCAAGTAATCGACTTTGAACGTATCGCCATCGATCGCGGAATTGGTTTCCGGATCGACGACTGCGGCGGCTGCGAGTGCTTCGACAACGTCTGCGAGTAGTTGACGAATCGGGCTCATTGCTGCTTGGTGTGTACTCGATAAAGGTGGTTGCCTGGATCAGCGAATCGCCAAACAGGCTGGCCGGGAACAGATCGGACGACAAACGTGTCGGTGCCGTCGGTGATTCTGTCTCCGTCCTCTGGATCCTCACTAAACGGCCACTGGGTCTTCGCGATCAGGTAATCGCGAGTGGTCGTCCGGTGAATGATTCCTTCGGCGTCCGAGGCCTCGAATGGTGTCGAGCCTCGGGTCGCTTTAATTGGCTTGGAGACTTTCCGTTTTGTGTACGTGATGTCCACGCTCGCATGCTGGGCCAGTGAGGCGGCGAGGTGAGCGGTACCGGTTTCAAGCATTCCCATGGGTTTACTTTTCCGGTGGAACTATCACGAAAACATCAACGGAGGTCTTTGCGGCCTCGTCTTTGATCTTTTGGGCAGCTTCCTCTCCGCAGGCTCGGAGGAATTCCTTGGCCCAGGAGACTGAAGCTCGACCAACTTGCAAGGCGAGTGTGAACCCGCCACGCTTGATTTGTTGCTTGCCGGACTTACGAAGCTCTGCTTCGAACATGTCCTCAAGTTGTTTTTGGCGATCCCGGAGGGTCGACAGCTCGCGTTGAGCATCGCGACGGCGTTGTTCCAGATCGCTCCATTCTTGGAGGTCAGCAGGCTTGATTGCCATCGCGTTGGATTCCTAAAGCGAAAGTCAGTCAGCAGTCAACTAGACTGCGGCTCGGTTCATGTCGACGTCGACAGTGGTCGTGCCGTTTCCAGCAGCCAGTGCAGCGCGGCCAATGATGATGTTGCCAGCATCGGCAGCACCAGAAGCCTTGCCCGTGACAAGCTGGGTTGCCGTCGCCAATTGCAGGCGATCCCCAGCGGCAATCACAGTGGCCGATGCTTTTTCACAGGTGACAATGCCATCGACCCGTACGTTTCCAACCTTGCCGTTCTTGATGCCAGCGAGGCCTTCGACGATACCGGCCAGGCCGTCAGCGGTCTGGACAATCGTTCCGTTGACGAGGTCAGCACCAGCGGTGATTTGGCGAAAGTCGCCGTCATGTTTGTAAGTTGCCATGTTTCTCTATGAGGAAAAAGGTAGCGGGATTCGCCAGCGATTACTTCTTTCGCTTAGCCTTGGGTGGTTCCGGAGCGATCTCGGCTTTCGCCTCAAATCCCTTGGAATCGTCATTCGGATCGTCGGTCGTTGGATTGGCAACGTTTGGAGACGCGGGGGTGTCGTCAGTGACGACGTCCGCCCATTCACGCTGCACAAGGCACTCGGCACTGATGCCAGATTGATCCTTGTCCATGTCGATCACATGGCCTGCTGGCAAAAGGTTGCCGTCGAACGACACGGCTTGTCGGAGTCGCAGTTTCATTGGTTGGGTCGAGATCTAAGGTTGAGAAAACAGCAGGACAATTCGCCCTGCTGTGGGAATCATGGACTCAAGTGCGAGTCGTCAGGCTTACTAGCCAACGAATCGATGGAAACCACGCCAATCCAGCGGGGTCACGCCGATGTAGTGGCGGACATCGATCACGATGCCAAATTCGCCACCAACGAGCGTTTCGGTTCGAACGACTGGGACGCGACCTGCACCTTGGAGGTAAACCACTTCAATCGTGCGAGCCTGGGCCGAGACACCGTAGTAAGTCACAGCCGAGCCAGCCAAAGCGGCACCGGTGATCGGGTGAACCATACCGTTCGAGAATCGAGCGTCGCTCACTGGAGTGATGCCGTACTTCTTGATCGGGTTGAGTTCACCGGAACCGCTGTCGTTCGACAGGTTCGCCGAGTAGCACAGTTGGACAGCGGCGTCGAGCAGCTCGGGCGGAACGACTAGGTGAGTCGTTTGCAAATTGAGCGTCGCATCGCCATCTTTTCGCTTGCTAATCGCTGCGATCATTTCGCTAAGGGTCGCACGTGCCAGAGCCTTACCGGTGGCAGTGTTTCCGTCCGTGGTGTTGAACAGAGCGCGATTGGTTTGGAGCAGCGTTGGGTTGCCCATAAACACCGAGGCGACGAGCTCGGGACGCAGGCGGCCAGCAGCCAAACCGAAATCTCGCGGGGTGTCCTTGAGCTTCGAGAAATTGTCCGAGAACATGTCTGCTTCGTCGACTTTGAGCTGCTCGGAGAATCGCGAGACTTGCGACTTCTCAGTCAGTGCTCGACGGCTAGCATGCTGAGCTGATCCACCGACTGGGTGCAACTTGAGGCTTGGAGAAGCCTGCATTCGATTGCGGTTGTGTTCTTCGAGGTCTGGATTCTCGTCTTCGGTGCAGAACCCTTGCGAGAAGTCAGAGACTTCTGCGTAGCTTTCGAGCATCTTGGCACCGATGGTGGCACCGAACAGAACAGCTACGCTGCCGCTGGAGAAGGCGGCTTGCACCATGTCGACACGGTTCGACGGAGCGTCGATTCCGCGAGCCTGCAAAGAGAGCTTGCAAGCCTCGACCATGGTAATGTCGCGGTACTCGTGAGCTCGATCCATGACGCTTGCTCGCGATGGATCGTTGACGCCAGCTTGCAACCAGCCAGGGAGCTTTCGCTTGACGTTTGGATTCTCGAAGGCCTTGCTGTCCAGATCCATTCCAGCTCGGAGCATCAAGCCACCTTGAAGGGCACCAAGTTCAACGGAGCTTTGCGAGGATCGCGAGTGGATCGCAGGGCCGCGTGGCCGCGAATCCCGAGCTGCTTCGATGTCCTGGTGACGCCGAGCGAGCAATTCGGTTTGATCGCCAGTGAGACCAGCCTCGATCGCATGGGCGGCTAAGTCGACTTCCTTGCCAGCGACCATCACGACAGGATTGCCGAACTTCGCGCAGAGGGTGCGGACTTCGTTCACTCGGTGGGTTTCATCAGCAAGTTGTTTACGGTAGGCCGTCAGATCAACGTTTCCACCGGCTTGGAGATCAGGTTGTTGAGAAGAAGCAGCGGCAGCAGCAGGTTTGGCCATGGGTGGCTCCGTGGGTTTGTTGGGATCGGCAGCGGTGGCAACTGGATTCTGAGAACCCGCTCCAGCATCCGTGCTAGAGGGATCCGCAGAGGATTCGAGATGTTCGGCGTAAGAGACTTTCAAGGCGTTCATGGCCTCTGGCGAAAGAGTCGCAGGATCGAGGCCGAGTGATTTGCAGTAGTCTTCGAAAGTGGGCATTGGATCGTTTCCGGAAGCGGCAATAGAGACGTTGGCGTTTGGATCTCCTGGAATCGTTACCACGGAGACTTCTTTTAGCGTCGATCGCCGAACAACGAGAATCGGCCCTTCAAAGGTGCGTCCATTGCACTGAAGGACCTGCCCCTGTGGAATCGTTGAGTAGGTGCCAATTTTCACGCCGACACTAGGTCGCCATGGAAAACCATTCTTTGCACCCTGTACAATCTCGGTCGTATCAGTGCTCGGTACCGAAAAGACTCCAGTGACGGAGATTTTGGTGCCGTCGTTCTCGACTGCGGTCAGATGGCCGACAGGTCGAGATTCGTCGTGGTCGCGATGAACGGGTGGCGTTCCTTCGCTTGCAAGGCCTGATAGATCGATTACCACTGGACCGTTCCATTGGATTGCCAATCGCGGATACATCACGCCACCGGTATAAGCCACGCCAGAGAAACTGGGCAGCACTTCGGTGGTGTTTGGATCCGCAGCTAGCAACTCAAGGGGCTCACCGCTTGTCCGCAGCTCGAGGTTTTTTCCTGCTGCTGCGATCAACGCACGCTTATCGCGGCGTTTGCGATGTCGTTCGAGTTCCGCGCGAGTCGATTTGCTCATGCGTGCGAAACTACCACGCAACCCCGAAAACCCGAAAAACGAAAGTTACAATACCGCTTTGGCCCAGTCAGAATCGGGCACGAGTGCATAGTTCGCCATGGCCACCTTTTCGCTATTGCCAATCCATTTCGAGGCTGTTGCCAGGCCGAACGCGGCGATCAGTTCTGTTTCGCGCGAGGCTCGCATCGAATGCCACGGAGCGTCCCAGGTCTCGAGACCTGCCTTGAGAACGCAGGCGTTGAATCGAGCGGTGATGCCTGCATGGGAAAGCTGCGAAAGGGTTGGCAATGGCTCAACGCCAGGTGCTGGCAACCATTTCGCCAGCTCTGGGAAAATGGGAATCTCGCGAACCACTCCCCGCTTGGTGTCGTTGATCTTGATCCGCTTAGCCGTGTGGTCGATCGAGTCCGCAGTGAAGTCGCGAATCTCGCTGGAGATCCGCAAACCACCGAACCGAGACAGAGCGACGACCAACCGCAGCTCGGGATCGTCACAGGCGGCAAGGATCTTTTCGGCAGTCTCGATCGTCACGAAATGCTTTTCTCGCACACGTACGGCCGTACTTAGTCGCTTGGCCGGGTTGCTCAAGATCCATCGATGGTCCTCGCACCAATTGAAGAGTGTTTTCCAATCTTTGGCGATCTTGCCCTTGGTGGATTCCCCCACATCGAGCGCATCATAGATCGAGGCGATTTCCTCAGCTGACACTCCGTCAATGCGACGTGTTCCGATGGCATCCCCAAGGATCTCCAAGGACCTGGTTACAGACTCCACCGTCGAAGCAGCCAGCTTGTCACGTTTGGAGTGCAGATACTCGTCGATCGCCGAGCGTACCGTGCGAATCGACCCGGTAATACATACCAGCTTGGATTTCAGATCCAGCGAAAGTCGATCGAGCCAAATCGCGGTTTGGCGTGGGATTGGGAGATCAGCAGTTTGAGCTGCGAGGATTTCATCGACGTGACGCTGGACGGCCACGGCTTCTGGCTGTGTGATCTTGCCGAGCCAGATCGAGCGACGGCCAGCAGCGGTATAGACTCGCAGTCGATAACCGATCCGAGTCTTTTCCTCGTACGTCAGCGAGCTCACGCTGCCTGCTCGTATTCTTCGAGAAGATTGGCGATCGTGCGTTCCTTGAGCCCGAGGGATTCCAGCACAACCCGAGCTCGTTTAGGAGTCCAGATCCCCTCGTCAAGCTTGGTCAGTGTGTCGTCAATCGCTCGCATGTTTCGAGTTAATTGAAGGCGAGACATGTTTGCAAATTCCCCCGTCGGTGCTGGCTCGGATGAGTCCGTAACGTCGGAGGCCTCGGCAGTCGCGCCCGTCGCAGCTGCGGGAGCAGACTGAGCAAGCTTGGAAGCTTCGATCTTCTTTGGATCAACCCAGCCTTCTTCTTCGAGCTGTTGCTGGTGAGCCTCGGGATCAATGTTTTGCTCGATCAAGAACTGCTGCCGAGTTTTCAAACCAGCATCAATCAGCGCGATATTCACATCGGCGATTTCTGCTGGATTTACGTCTCTCTGCGGTGGCCATCGCCAGACCTTGGGCATCTCGTCGACAGCATCGAAGCCAGGCAGGAAACCATCGAGCATGAGAGCTTCGTCCAACCACCACTCGAAGATCCGATCGAGGCATTCAACCTCCCACTGGGATCGCTCGATTGCGATGGATTCGTAGTAGGTCTGGTGGTCCAGCCGTCCAGAGCTGTAGTTGTACTTGCTGGAATCCGCTAGGGCTTTGTTGCTCGGCATGTGTACCGACCGAGCGATCTCGTTGAGAATCGCGTCGCGGAATTCTTTGTAGGTCGTCGTAGGTTGCTTGGGATCGAACTGAACCATTTCCCAGCCTTTTGGCAGGCTGGTCATC